GATCAATGGTTATGGAAAACCCCGCAATCAAGCGAGACAAGATGCTCAGTCATTTCTTGCAACAAGACTTAAGCAAGATAGAAGAAGCGGTTGAGTATTTAGAAACATTGGCCCCAAGACCTTCATGGGAAGAAGAAAAATATGGATCAGCTTTAGAGGTCATATCTGATTTCATTATTTATTGGAAAGTACATAGTAGAACACTAGGGGGGAAGCGATGAGTAATGATAAAGAACCTAAAATATCACTTGCAGATAAAATTTACGAAGACACTAAAAATGGTTTTGAAACAGGAGATACCTCTTGTTTTTATGAAACTTTAGTGGCTTTAGAAAATACCAAAAACAAAGAGGTCTTAAAGTTTATGGTCGAATATATTATTTCAGAAGAAGATTGGGATAAATACATAGATGTAAGAACAAGTAATGAGGAGAAAAGCGATGAGTGAAGGCACAAGTTTAATAGAGCTGCATAAAAAGTTTCCTTACTTAGATGAAATGGAAAAACGTGCAGACGAATACGATGCGATGACAGAAAAAGAAAAGGGCCACATTGATAGTACAGATGGCTTTGATTTTCTGCCGTTTACGCAGTATTGGGAGGAAGTTTTTTATTGTCTTGGTAATGAATATAAAGCAAATCCTGATTGTGCTAATGGTAATTGTGTGGTCGATGAAGGTGGCCCTTCGGTGGACTATGTTTGTTGGGAATGTAGATTAAACACGTTGCAATGGGATCACAATAAATGGGAGTTTAAGTATTATGAGTAATGGCGCAAAGGTTAAATACACCTCAGAAACAACGGGGCTTGTTCATCTTGGTTTTGGTCGTGGCAACATACGATTTGAAGTAGATCAAGAGACAGGCCAAACAAAATTTTGGAATCCTAACGAGTCGGCAAGTCCACAAGTTAGTAGTTTATTAATACAGAGAGCGAAAGCGATCTACAAAAAGCAAAAGGAGGACGCATGACAAAAATATGGCGTAAGAACGAGTGGGAACAATTAGCTTTGTTTCCTGTGTCAGAACGAGAACGAGAAAACTTTTTAACCGATGGTTTTAGGGTTTTTGTTTTTAGAATGTTCGACAGAAATTGTAGAGAAAGACGAGAACACGGGCAAGAAGAATACAAGAACGTGTTTCGATACTACAGAAAAAACCATGATTGGTTGATTAATAGGTTTATGGAAAAAGAACAGCCAAAACCAAAGAAAAAAGGCAAGGATTACACGAAATGTTCTGATGTAGAACTTTTAAGAATACACCACGAACTTAAAAAAGAGCCTTTGGTTGACTGCATAGTTACAGGAGAAATAACTATTGAATTAATTAGTAGGGGGTGGAGAAAACTCGACAACGAAACATGGACCTGGGAACTTCCGTAATTAGACAGGGTAAATAGTCGACATCATTTTTTCAAACATAGCCCTAAAGTCAGCAAGAGACATAAAGGGCATATCTTTTTTACTTTGTTCCTTACAATAAACTCTATAACACCCTTCTAGTTGCTTTTCGGTGTAAAGAACCATCAAACTTCCTCGTATTCGCCTTCTTCTGCTTCAAGCAAAGGCGCATAATCTTTTAAAAAACCATCAATTCTTTGTTTCAATTCTATTTCGCTTAAGGACTCAAGCGATCCTGTTCGTATTTCTTTTCTATCTATATATAATCCGGCAGCACGTCCTCTTTGCACTTCGGCTGAAACGGCGGCAGTTAAGTTGCCTTTTTCTAATGCTTGGTCACGGATCTCAGCCAATTTTCTTATGTGTCTATCAAAAGTGACATCAAACTTTTGTTGAAGTTCTCCTTGCATTTCTTGAATGTGGCGAACAACAAGGGGGTATTTTCTAGGGTTGGTAAGTTCGGCAGCCGAAACTCCGGCCCTTGTTTTAGAGTATCCGGCATCAATGGCGCATTGAGTTTTGGTTTTACTGCCATCATTGTAAACAAGTTCCCTTGCAAAGCGTTTCTGCTTGTCTGTAAGGTGCGGAACGTTCTTTCCGCTTGGGTTATTGGACCCAGGAGGTCCTTTTTGTTTCTTTTTGCTCATAAAAACCCTCGTTTTGCAAAATATAGCACAAAAACGTAAGAAAAAGTAATCTCATTTTCTCAGTTCAACCTCAGTTGGTAGAAATGAGACCGAAACCCCTATAGGTAAAGGCTTTGAGGCTAATCTCAGTTTCTCAGTCGTGTTTTCAATGTTTGGTCCTGATAGTCAAAACCAAAAAATTGTAAAAATAGAACTTAGAAATGAGATTTAGTTAAAAACACTGTATATAGGGAATGTTCAAGGCATAATTCCTACCTCAGTTCTACTTTTGCAGAAATGAGGTTTTTGCACGTTTGTTGTATCGCAACAACAAAACACCCCGCATAAAACAACAAGACTTTTTAGACTCATTCTAAAAAAGAAGCCCTTTTTGGCACTGGTCCCCGGTCCTTTCCCCTCTTTTTACCATCATTCCAAAAACAGACCCCTCCCGAAAGGCCCGTAAACAAAGGGCTGTAAGACACATGGTATAATATAAGAGTAGCAAGAACAGTGACAGTAGCGATCTTTAACAATCAGATGCCATAGAAGGGTGCATGGACAACATGACACCAAGCAAAACTTAATTTTAATTAATCATAATAAAAGGAATAAAATATGAATAACTATATTGGAAAAAGAATACACTACGAATGGGACATGGAAACTCTTGGAGACGAAAACGACATTGTTGACCACGACCACATTGAGATAGGCTCTTTAGAGCGTCTTGTTTCATCTTATTTAGATTATTGGGACTACGATGATGAAATCATTTGTTCTTTTGATCTAGTTCTAGTGCAGGATTTTTGGACAGAAGACGAGGGAAAGATACACAGAGAATGGTATTACCTAAACACCTGTACTCTTGAGTTCAATCCACCACTTCCAGCAAAATACTTGCAAAAGGAATTTGAAAAATCATTACCGACTATCAGAAAGTTACAATTCAAAAAACCTATCAAGTAAAACAAAAACCCACATCATTCATTTGGTGTGGGTTTTTCTTTGTTTGAAACCACAAGTATCAATCGATCCAAGTACCACCGGGCCTTCTTTAGATCCTCGATTGGTTTGCCCTTGTGTGGAAATCTCAAAAGATACTTCAAAACGTTCCCGAGCAAGTACCCGACAAAACCCTGGTCCCCGATTCCCGCTTCAATGACATCAATCACCTCCATTCCACCTTGATTATAGTGAGGCGGATGGTTGACCATATCCTCCTTATCAGTCGTCATAAGCTTTTCCGGTTGCTTTTTCCCACTCCCAAACAGCAGAAGCCGTGCAAAGATTGCTGCCTTCTTTAACACCTTTAACGAACCAAGGTGCAAACTCTCCTTTGTTTTCTTCAAACCAAGCTAAGAACTCAGGATCGGTTTTCTTTTTATGAACGCCCTCAACATAGGGCCTCGTTGGATTTAATCGTGTGTTGTTTGTTCTTTTCATACTTAATGCAGCAACTTGGGTGGTGATTTTTGATGCTCCCACATCAAAACAGCGTTCTTTGTGTCTTTAGCAGCTTTTTCTTTTTCAAATTCCGTTCTAGTAAAACCGTAGTATTCAGGATAAAAAACATTGTCATAACAATGATCGCAATATTGTTTTCCATCTTTTGCCAACCAAATAATTTCATCAACAAGTTCTTTTTTACACGCCTCACAAGAATCGTGTTTTTTCTTTTTAGTAGGAAAAGGAATAACCTTTCGTTGTTCTTTCTTTTTTGCCATTATATCCTCCGGCTTTTATACATATTCTCTTACAAAAATAGGTGTTTGTTCTCCAACATAAGCACCCACTACATTAAATTCCATGTGTTCAACTGCATCTTCAAGGCTCATGTCTCGTGTAAGCACCTGAACGCAATGATCGTAACTGTAGACGGCCCGTGGTGGACCCCATTCGTTTGAAACACCCATAAAGGCTTCTTCAAATCCGTCTGCAACCAACATGGCTTCACCTGTGTTCTCCAAAAACTCAGCCCAGTCAGCCAGTTTTTTTGGTCCTCGTCCGGCTATACTTCTTATCTTTGACACTTCCTCTCCTTTCTTTAAAAGTTTTGTTAATGACTTTTTGAAGTCTGCCCGACTTCATCAGTTTGTGTATGTCTTTTAAGAGCATTTTATTATTTTAACTCCTGAAACAATCAAAGCAAGACTGATAACTGCTTGAAGAAAAGCCCATCCAACCTTTAAAGAAAAAAGATTATTGAAAGTCCCTAAGAGCGTAAGCAAATAAAGATCGTTTTTAAAAACGAGTGTGGACAGATCAAGAAAAACAAAACCCAGGAGAATAATTAAGAGACCTACGACAATTTTCATACCCACCATTCCGGTTTTTCTCTGCCTTTTTCCCATTTCGCGTAGGTTTTTTCAGCGATACAGTAATTTCTATACGCTTTGACTGGATCTTCGTCCTTATATTCGTCAGGCATCGCTTGTGCAATTGGTGTCATGGCATTTAAAGGCATATTCCAAGGCAACTGAGACAAAAGAATATACAAGTCATTTACGCTTTTGTGTTTTTTACTGTAGCGAAAAGCGTATTCATCGCCCAACGCAAGAAAATGTCTGAGCAACCACTCATAATTCTTACTGGTTTCTCTGGCCCAGATCGTGCAAGGATGATTCTTGTAAGCAGCTTTGTAGAGACCCACCTTATCTGCGTATTCATCGCCGTCTAATTCTCGGTGTGCAGTGCACAACATCTGCGCAGTCTCTAAAGGCATCTTCACCAACATTTTGTCGGGTTGCGCCCTTGCTGCTTGGACCGGACATTTGTCAAAATAAAATATGTTCATGGTTTTTTCCTTATAGAACACTTTCCTGTAAACATTGAGAACTAAGTTATTGTTTAGTTTGTCTATATCAAAATACAAAAAACAGGAAAGCGTCCTTATATAAGAAGTATAAGGATTAGTCTTATAATGTCAAGGAAAGGTGCCCCCTTTTTTAACGTCGTTTTAGGATAGAACCAATGGCAACGTTAAAATAACGCGCAGGGGGCGAGAACGTTCAATTCCCATTGGTAGCCTATTGTTTTTTGCGCACATAATTACCATAGACAGAAGCGCGAACGCAAAAAACTCGACGAGTTAAGCCAACCCGTTATGAATTACGCGCTTCTGATAAGCCCATTAAGTATTCGCCCTTTGCATCAAGGTGCGCTTCCATGGTGTCGCCGTTCTTGGAATAGTCTTTTGCTATATAACGAAGCAACTGTTCCTCAATCGTAATGTCACGGGCCAAAGAAGCCGTCCTCAACTTTTCAAAGTTCTCCGCAGAGAGCGATAAACATATTGTTTGTGAGTCTCTTAGTATCATGTCCCATACAATAACTCAAAAAACAACAAAAAGTCAATCAAAATCTCCATCATTCCAGTTATCAATCATCGCATCGATGTTGGCTTGACCTTCTTTCTTTCTAAGACGTTTCCATTCTCTGTTTAACAAACGGCGCACAAAGTCACTGGTCCCTCGAATGTCGTTCCGGCTCATAATCTCTAAATTTCTTTTTTCTATGGCCGTAATGCGAATATTTATTTGGGTGTCTTTCTTTGCATCAGGACGAGGCAATCTGCGTCTTAGTTTTGAAACCATTTTCGCACCTCGCCTAACACTTCGTTGGATATACTCACTTTCTTTTTTAATGACTCTAAAATTTTCTCATCTACTGTATTTTCACACACCATATCTACATAAGTACAACTTTTTTCCTGTCCAATCCGGTGTATTCGGTCCTCTGCTTGTATGCGCAACTCCAGGTCATAGCTGTTGGAATAAAAGATCATATAACTTGCAGCAGTAAGAGTCAGTCCACGGCCCCCGGTATGTGGGTTGGAGACAAAGAAACGCAACGGATCTTTCTCATCCTGAAAACGATCTAGAATACTTTCACGATCCTTTTGTGGTGTCTTACCATAATAAGAAGCAACACTGTCATCGCCAAAAGTTTCTGCAATCTTTTTAGTCAACTGCTCTATATCTGTTTGAAATACGGCGAAAATTATAGCTTTACCACTGACTTCATCAAGCACAGACAAGGTTTCTTTAATGCGATTATTGGGAAGAAGCTGTAGTTCTCCGTCCGGTGTGCGCAAACTACCCGCAACAATTTGCTGCAACCGCATCAACTGTGTTAAAACAGTCTGTGTGGTATACACTTCGTCCTCAATTATCATCAACGCTTCTTGTTTCATCTGTTGATACGCCCTCTTTTGCTCGTCGCTCAACTCAACCGAGCGTTGCATGTAAACTTTTTCCGGTAAATCAAGGCACTTGTCCTTGGTCCACCGTGCTGAAAACTCTTTCAACATGCCTTGCAACTCGTCCAGTCGATGATAACCCACCACTTCTTGAAAGCTGTTGTGTCCCATGCGCCTCATTTTAGTAATCGCAAACCGTGCTTTAAATGCGTAATAACTTTTGAACCCAAGCAAGAGCGGATTGAGAAAGGCGCATTGCGCAAAAAGGTCCAAGGGTGTTTTGGTCACAGGAAAACCCGTCAAAATTCGTTTGTATTCTGCATCGCGAGACAAAGCCAGTAGGTTTTTTGTGCGCTTTGCCTGTGGGTTTTTAATCAATGTGCTCTCATCAACGGCAATCATAGTATCGTGTCCTAAAACAAAACTTCGCGCAAATTTAAGTCCTTTGTCCGTGGAAAATGCTTCAACATTCATGGTCAGAATCTCTAATCGGTCCGAGTGTTCTTCTAATACAAGAGAACAATACTCTTGTTTCCAGGCTTTTGTATGGTTGGGTTGCCACACCACCACTTTTCGATTGATGCGGTCGGGTAAATGTTTGGGTATTTCATTCTTGTCCCAGTTTCTGAGGTTGCCTTTGGGTGTTATAATGAGCAGTGCGTTAATTTTACCGGCTTCGTAAAGTATCGCGGCGTTGTCTAAGAGAACTTTTGACTTACCGAGTCCCATTTCTAAGAACAGAGCGAACTCTTTTCTGTGTGCACAACGGGCCAGTGTCTTCTCTTGGTGCTTGTATGGCACCGTTTGATATTCGTAGTTTAACATCTTATATTATCCTTTCTATTATATAACAATTCTTCTTATTGTTTTTTATTGTTGACAATAAAAGTATATATAGTCTATACTCCACTTGCAACCTGAAAAAGATAAGGTGTTGCACAAAGAAAACTATATGGAGAAATACCAATGAACAGTGAACAATCATCACTTTATATCGTCAACGTCACCGTAGGCGACCCCAACTCACACTTACCACTAACAACCTCTTTTGGAATGTTTGAATCATTCGAACAGGCCCAAGGATTTATTGATACTACTTATGAGGACACACCTCATATATGCGAAGTGGTTCCTTTAAACATTGTTTACACAAACTAGGAGGTAGACATGAGTAAAAATAAAAAAGACCATAAAGGCAAAAGCGCACACAACAAACTCAACGAAGACATATTAGAAGCAGTCTTTGATGCGGCGGACGACTTAGAACCACCGCATGTGGTGTTTGTTGGAACCCATCTTTTTGCAAGCCTTGCGTATGATTCATGCAAAGACAAAGAACAGGCAAAAGAATACGTTATGGGTATTGTTGAAGAGGCTTTTAGACACGACGAAGAGATAACGCAGCTAGAAGCAGAGGAGGTTTCAAATGTCGTCCACTAAACCCGATGATGCTTTGTTGGACCTGTTTGAAGAAACGGTTGAGAAGAAAGTCACTAAAATTGACGACAAACAACTCAATTCTTTGGCAGAAAACATGAACGCAATGCTTGAACTTGGCGGCCAAGTTGGAAACGCCGAGGAAAAACTAAAGCAGCTTAAAGAGAAGTATCGACAATACAGCGAAGAGATTATTCCCGAACAAATGCAAAGCATGGGATTCAGTTCTCTTAGTATGGACGATGGTTCTCGTGTGTCTGTTGATCCTTTCTACTCCGCAAGAATTACAGAGAAGAACAAGCAGGAAGCACACGAATGGCTGCGTAAGAATGGCCTAGGTGATCTTGTAAGGAACACAGTCAGTGTTGAGTTTGACACAGGCGAAGACGAAATTGCGCAAAAGTTAATGAGCGCCCTCGAAAAGCAGAAATTTATTTACAAGCAACGCGAGGCTGTTCACCCATCTACTCTCAGAGCCGAAGTAAAACGGCTCATTGAAAGTGGCGAAACCGCGTTTGACAGTAGCACACAGAAACTTTTTTCTGTGTACACAGGACAACGCACAAAAATAATAAAAAGCTAATAATATAGGAACGAAGAAAAATGGCTAATAAAAAAGCGAATGGTAGTAAGTCTACTAAAGGGACCGACCTTACCGCATTGTTTGAAAAACATGCCGGTGAAGGATTCGGACAAGTTGGCGCAGAAGATTTGGTGACACCTAGAATCCAAATCATTCAAGCGCTATCACCAGTTCTACAAAAAACAAAGCCTGAGTATCATGCCGATGCCCATGCCGGAGACTTTTTGTTTACTGGAAACAATTCGATTATTGATGGGGTGGAAGGATTTTTATTTCAGCCTTGTTGGTATGATCGGAACTATGTTGAGTGGAACCTCAGAGAAAATGGCGGCGGTTTAGTTGCTGTTCACCCTGCTGACACAGATTTAATCTACAAAGCAGAGCGTGATCCGCAATACAGAGACATCATTGCACACAATGATGGTCGCAGAACTCAGTTGGTAAACACTGGAAACCACTACGGGTACCTACACGCAAACGATACAACCTATCGTTGCGTGATTAACCTGTCTGGTTCTCAGCTAAAACACTCACGTTCTTGGAACAACATGGTTATTACACAAACAGTGAAAGGAAAGAAAGGCTCGTTTAATCCGCCTGCCTTTGCTCAACTGTATCGTGTGGGCACCAAGGAAGAGTCCAATGACAAAGGGTCTTGGTACGGCTTTAACGTCGCACTTGAGACACTGGTCTCCGACAAGGAACAGTTTTCAGAAGGCCAAGACTTTGCCAACTTCTGCGAAGGAGGCGGTATGTCTGCGCTTGGAAAACCATCAACTAAAACCGCAATACAGGACAAGTCCAAGTCTGACGAAGACTGGGCATAACTGACTGCTAGCGCAAGGGCTTTCCAATACTTGACAACACACCTGGAAGGCCCTTGTTTGCAAAGGGGCGCAATGAAAGATATAGCATTAGAGTTTATGGAAACTTTTGCCGGACTAGATAGAGCCTATGGTGTTTATAAAATAGAGGGTACAAAACAAACCCCAAAAGGCACAAAGAAAGATGGAAAGGGAAGGACACTACAAGAGCCTTTGTCCTTGGTCCACTGGCAGCAGCACCTAGAAGGCACAACATCTATTGGCGTTATACCAATCACTGACGACGAAACGTGTCAGTGGGGTTGCATAGACGTTGACGAATACCCAGTGGACGTAGAACACTTGCAAAAACTCATTAAAGACATGTCATTGCCCTTGGTCCCCTGTACGACCAAATCGGGCGGCATACACTTATTTTTATTTACAAAGGTTCCCGTCTCTGCGTTTAAGTTCAGATCAAAACTAGAAGAGATAGCAGCGGCCATGGGAAGAACAGGAGACGAGATCTTTCCAAAGCAATATCAATGGAGCAAGCAAGTAGAAAGACATAAGCAGACAGGAAACTGGCTCAACATGCCGTACTTTGGCGGCAAAGACACCACACGATATGGACTCAATGAGAAGGGAGAAGCACTGAGTCCGGAAGAATTTTTAAAAGAAGTCAAGCGTAAAGCACTGGACGAAGATGCGCTTGATAAAGTTAAACCAGTGAAGAAAAGCCGAAAGGCTAGGCAGGAGGGTTCTGCCGAAGCTTTTTGGGACCATGCACCGCCCTGTTTGGTACACATGAAGCTAAACGGGATACCTGAAGGCACCCGCAA